TTTCCCAGAGCTTAATAATCTTTTTGTCAGGGGTGTGCAGGTACATTAAATCATGCCCTGCTTCCCCAACTACTAATTTTGCTTTCTCTAACTCAGCTTTGAGACTCTTAACGACACTAGGAGCCCAATTGTAAAGATCGAGATGGACAAAGACAAACCCTTCCGACTCCGCGGCCTGTACGCTATAGTCATCAGTCACTGAATTATAAATCATTCTTCGGTCCCACTTTGTACGTTGAGTTCCCACCCATAGATACGGAAAGGTTTTCCTTCTTCACTCTCAAACCTGAAAGCTACAGAACGACCCCCTCCCCTTACACGAGAGCGGCTTGAGGTTATCCCCCCTGCCTGCTCAGGCCTCATGGGGCGATACACTTGTCTAGGCGTGCTCCATTTTTCAGTTTCAATATCTATCGTCCAATCCCATTTTGTCTTTAAGAAACAGGAGGGCACTACTTCATCGGTAGGTGCGTGGCGTAGGTACGAGGTTAGATATGGTACGTCTTTCCGAAGCCTCGCGTCACCCAAAGTGACAGGGCCTGTCTGTAAAAAGGCAGGGCTGTCTGTCGGGAGGCCAAGGGCGGTCCAATCGTAGGGTGTGTCGGCTCGACGATAACGGCCAAAAGTGTATTTCACTGCGTTGTCAAATTCGAGTAGGACAGTGTAGTAACTTTGTGTAACGTCTTGTGACAACACAACCTGAGGGACGAATACTGTCTCACCCCCGACAGTGACAGCCACCCCGCCAACCGTAACAGACAGGTCAGTATCATCTAGGTTACTCTCACCCCCGGACACACTAAGTATGCCTTGCACGTCGCCGGGGAGGTTGATAAGATTCTTAGTGTAGGCAGAGAACCTTAGGTCAAGGAGCAATTCTGTAGTTGTCTCTCTTGAACCTATTGACCCACCGTACACCCACCTAATCGTGTTATTATCCTCATCATAGTACCCAATAGAGTTCTCTTTATCGGTGAGAGGGATGCTGTCATAAAGAGTTTGGATTGTGTCCTCAGTTGTATTAATAACCACCCAACTACCGAACTGATCCCGCTCCACTCCGTAAATTGCATTCTCCCCCCAATACGCTAAGCGATTGTTAGAGAGCACTACACTGTTACCACTGACACACCCGTTAGATGAAATCTTGGAAACTGAGTAAGCTGTGGCAGTGAAGGTGTTTGAGTCGTCCCCCGTAATCTGCCAGACACCATTCTCCGCCATAACAAACAACGAAGTTTCAATCGCTACAAGAGCTTGGATATTGTAGGCCCCATCAATCTTGATAAAGCCCCCGTCTGTCGAGACAAGGTCAGGGTCTTCAGCATCAGTGGGGTCGGCAGCTTGATAACAGAGGTTGATTTCTGAGGGGTCTCGAACCAATCGGCTAAAGAGCAGGTAACTAGACATTCGAGGAGACTTAGCATCTCCGTCTACAACCTCTCCTGAGAAACCTCCATACCATACTCGCCCAGCGTACTGCCCTACAACCGAAGGCCCTCCGGGAGTGGTATCGGCAGGTAAAGATGTAATGTCGTGGCCTAATACACTGTAGGTAGTGTTAAGCTTCTGCACTTCGCTGAGACGACTAACACCCCGTTCCAGAGCATCTATAATGAAATACCCTAGAGGTGCCCTAGCGCTACGGGGAGGTGTGCTAACCGCGGTTGTGTGGAAAAATCTCTTTACGTTTTCGTCGCTAGTTTTGTTCACATCCGCAAAAAGGAAGGGAGTTACATAATCAGCGTTCGAGGGGTAGGCACTTGCTGTAGCTTCAAACTCTGTAATACAATCTTTTTGAGTGGTGGTGTTACCATCCTCGACACGAGGTGGTCCCCATGTTTGATTGCGCAGGTTGTAGATATGTTCATCTGATTTAGTTGTCGGCCTAATCTGGAGGCCTAAAGCATCTGTCAGGTTATCCCCCGAGATGGTTGACGCCACCCCAAACAAGTCTCTTGTGTATAATGTACGATCCTGACTGGTAATCGTTGTACCATCGTATGTCAGAACTGTCACCTGTTTAAGACCCGTAGCAATAACGAGAGAACCATCAACGTCACTAAACCCGAAAGTATTCCCATACACACTAGTTGCGAAAGTTTTTGTGAATACTGGAGTGGCAGATACAGGAATTTCCCCGAGATTGTGAATAGCAACATAATTGCCAAGCTGAACCACGACAAACTCCACGTCGGGGTCGCCCCCAACATTCTTCCAGTGGAATTGGTTACGTCCAATCTCGACACCGGTTTGGATTGTTATAGGAGCTGTGTTCTCTTGATAGAACTGTTCTACATCAAATCCGGGTCGCCGAGAACGGCCACCATCACGTTCAATCTCAAGGTTCTGTTCATCAGCACTTGAAGTTGGGGGGTAGTTAAGAGGGTTTGCTTCAGTGTTCAAACCCCCTACAAATTGGTTAACCTGAAGAGGAGCTCTTTGCCTTGCCATTCTTTGATCCTTTCTTCAGACTATTCAAGTATCCATCAACCGAAGCTCTTGCTTGGCCGTAAGAAGTGAAAAGCCCCTTGAGCGGGCCCGGAACCATACCTTGACCTTTTGCTTTGATTTCAACCATTGAGCCAAAATTACTTCGACCAAGGTTGTACCCTTTGTATTCCTCTACGTTTCCGTCCATAATCTGGATACCTTATTCCACCGCCCCCAGCTGTCCACGATTTCTGGCTAAGCCATCGGGACTGCTTGCGGGCCTCTTGTTCTGATTTAACATCTTCTAACTGACGCATCTTGAACTGACACCGACTAGTGCTCTCTTCCAATAGGAGGGAGAAAGCGTCTGCTGGTAGGTCTGGGATGAACGTGTCAGATAGGGTGAATGTGGGGATGATGTACCCCCGTGCTTGTAGCTTAGCTGACTGTAGTGAGTTATCAACTTCACTGTCATACGAGTCAAAGATAATGGTCTGGTCATCCACTGAAGTGTAATACTCAGGAGCCTTATCATTTACAATAAGCAACTCAATACCAGAGTCATCAATCACTACATCAACATTGGATGCTGTGTTATCTCGTCTATTGATGGTGCGTAAAAAATCATCAAAATCTTTCCACACCACTTCTTTATAAATCTTTCTCGCATCCCCTAGTTTCGATGTGTCGTAGAAAATGCTTGAGAGCTCTTTCAGCTCCTCTTTCACTTCCATGTAGTTTGGGTAGGAGATATCAGAGCGAGGTTCGAGTGTTAGGGCTCGTCCTGTGTGTGACCAACGTGTGTGGCTAACAAGGGCCCGGTACGTACTTCGTACATGCTTGGCAACTTGTTCTGCCTCCTCCGTGTCAGTAATAGAGTTGACTTCGTCCCCATTCATGTCAGATAGGATTGTTTGGACAATCTCTAGGAGATTTTGTTTCATTATGTTCTCCTAAGTGATACAGAAATCATGATGTCCAAAGAGCTGCTACTGTCCCCGGCGCTCTCAATACGGAGCGTCTCCCCGGCGACCAACGTGTTATTAGAGACGGGCTCCAAAAGGTCAACGTCTCCTGCGGCACTTCCAGACTGGGTGATGGTGATAGTGCCCATCGAGGCCCCTGCGTTGTTGCGGACAGTTAGTACTTCATCAGCGGTGCCCACAGAACCTTGGATAGCCGTTCTAACGGCAGTTACCGTCACACTGTCATCAATGGGGATGTAGATTGTTTGGGCTGTCTCAGCGCCCTCCATACGGAGAGAGACCTTGTCGAGTGAGTCCGTCCACTCTCCAGACCCAGCACCATCTGAAACATAAACTTGACTAACAGTTGCAGCCGCAACGCCTTTAGGCTCTGGGAGGTTAGGGTCCGTCACTGTAGATAGTTCGGGCATAGTATTCTCCTAATACGAAAAAAGGGAGGGCAGATTAACCACCCTCCCCCATAAGTTTTACACTTTTGCGCTGACGTAACGAATTACGAGACGTGCTTTACCTGCGGAAGTGGATGTAGGGCTTGTGCCCCCAAGAGCCAATCCTACAGTTGTATCGGCTGCGAGGCCTGCTGCCCATGTACCTGACAAAGCTGCTGCCTTGCTATAGGTGCCGACTGCTTCAAGCTCTGCATCTTCCAGTGTAACACCGTTAGTTGCTTCGGAGCCTTCAGTACCGACTTCCAATACAGGGTCAGTACCGCCCATAACGAAGACTTCGTCAACTACGAGGAAGACATCTTCAATACGTGCGCCTGCGGGAATGACGGGAGCCAGAAGCGGAAATGCTCCTGCTGTGGCCATATCACCGTCAAGATCAATTGTGAGTTCGTTCATGAAACCTTCGGTCGATGTATGACCTACAGATTTCTTAACTTCCCGTTGACCGTAGTGGTTGCTTACAAGCGGAGACGACACGGTCGTCGCTCCACCTGCATAACCAAACTTACTATTTTCAAAAGCCATTATGCTATTCCTTATTCAGTAGCGGTTGGAGAAGTGGCAACACAGAAGAGTGTGTCCATGCGCTGAATACCGAAATCATAACGTGTGGTTGTTTGGAACCGGTCAGCCCGACGTTCAAAGTCACGGTCGCCCGTAACCGAAGGCTGACGACGCCATGCACCCATCAGAGGCTTGCATTGGTCATCAAGGATACACATGCCAATGTTAAACACAGCGTTGGAGATGGTTGTAGTGCCATCATTCGCTGAACCTGTCGCCAGACGGTTGGAGGTCATAATATCCCAGCCAAACCAGTTGCTGATGAACCGTTGACCAGAGGCCAAACCATTCTTCAGAATGTCGTGTGCGAAAGGCGTAACATCGTTCGTGATACTCACTTTCTTGTTGAGAGTTGCTTCAACCACGGGGTCAACAATAAAGACACGGCCCACTGCGGGTACGTTAGCTTTATCCGCTGCGAGGCGAAGGTCAATCAAATGAGAGATGTCGAACACACCATTCGTTTCCGCGGAGACGATGAAGTGGTTAAAACCGTTTACAGGTTGGCCGTCAGAGGCTGCAATGTAGGGAGCAGCTGCTGTCGCAAGGAAGTCAGTCTCAAAGCGTTCTTGGAGAGCACGAGTGGACTCCATAGCACGAGCTGCCATAAGCTGCTCAATTTGAGAACCATCCTCACGGAGGTCGTCTGTAACAGCCCATGCGTCACCAATGTACTCATTGATTGTCATGGTGATTTCACCAGACTCGATTGGGTTGTACACCAGCGGTACGTTCTCAGCTGCTTCTTGCAGAGTGACAGTACCAATGGTTTTGATGTGGAGAGTATCTCCGTTCATAAAGTCCGCTACATTACGGTAAAAAGACGTAGGCAGCAAACCATCATGGAGGTTCATCAAGATGAAGTCAGAATACTGCTCCGCCTCGATAAACGCCCGTGTGTTGGAAGTTAGTTGCATTTTTTAATCCAGTTTTTAGCCGGAGGTTTCCACTCCGAGCCGTTTGTGTGTATACTTCCCAACCTCTCTCCAACGATCTGCCAGCTGTTGATTAGTGAAACCACCTTGGGTTACACCTTTCTCAAACACTGGTTTTTCGTTGACATCCTTTTGAACGAATGTAGAAGATTGTGAAGATTGCGAAGGAGTGCTGGTAGTTTTGGTCTCACCCTTAAGAGCTACTAAGGCAAGCTTCGGGTTTTGCTTGGCTAGTTCCTTAAGCTCGCTGGGGGTTGTCCCGAGTTCTTCAGCACGTTGTTTAATATGTTCAGTGACTTTATCACCGTACACACTGGAAAGTTCACCTACAACGGTTTCCAAGTTCTTCTGTTGCTGCGAAGATTGCTCCGCGCTTTGAAGTTGTTTTTGGATTAGTTCGGCTACTTTCTCTTCGCTTAGGCCTGTGTTCACTGGAGGGGTTGCCTCGTCTTTGTCCTTAGGCGCAGCGGCTGGCGAGATACGATTTACAAAATCATCAATACTACCCATCTTTTCAAGTTCAGCTCTCAGCTGTTCTTTCTCTTGCGCTGTGGCGTCGGTCTTAGCCTTCAGCTCTTTGATGTACTCTTGAGATGCCTTCAATGCTTCGAGGGCTGTATCAATATCTTTGTATTTCTGTTCGCCTTGCTCATTCTTAATCTCTTTCAGTTTGTCGCTAAAAGTCCTCTCT